GAAAAGACTGCTTTAATTGATAGATTGAGAGTTTATTTAGATGAAACTTCTCGCCAAGCATTATTAGCAAGAAAACAAGCAGAGAGTGACTCAGCAATGAGTGAATTAGGAAAATCACCAATGACAATCTTTATAGGATAATATGGCATTATTTGGTTCAAGCAGAGATGTTTCATTTGTAAGAAGAATGAATAGAGAATTGATGGGTAACATTATTTCTCAACAGTGTGCTTTTTACAAATATAAATTAGCTGAAACTAAAATTAATATGTATGGAGAAGCATCTACAGGGAGAAATTTTGATGGTCCTGTATTATTAAATGCTCTTATAACTATAGGAGATAATACAAGTCCTACAAGTGATTTAGGAGTAGACTTTGATTGGCCCATGTCATTTGCTTTTTTAAGAGATGATTTAGTAGAATCAGGAATTCATCCTGATGTTGGTGATGTTATTTTATATCAAGAAAGTTATTGGGAAGTAGATAATACTAATACTGTACAATTTTGGACTGGAAAAGATCCTGATTATCCTTATGAACCAAATCCTTTAAATCCAGGATTAGCTAATTTTGGTTATAATGTGTCTGTAACTTGTGAATGTCATTATGTTCCTGGAGATAGAATTAATATCCAGCCTTATAGATTATAATATTTATAATATATGGCTACTAAAGGAAGAAAACCGACACCTAAAACACAAAAGGAGATTCTTATCTCTACTCAAGAACCTTATAATCAGGAAGGACCAGGTTTTCAACCTACTGGAAATCCTAATTTAGCTAATACCCCAAATAGAGGTAATCAAGTTTCATTTAGGGGAGATACTACAAAACCTTTTTCAATTGGTATTCAAGATATTGATGAAGCCATATTTTATTATTTTAAAAATGTTATTAAATCATTTGTTATACAAAATGGAGAGAGATTAGAAGTTCCTATTATATATGGTTCGCCTGAAAAATGGAAATCATTTCAAAGAGATGGATATTATAGAGATTCTCAAGGTAGAATAATGATGCCTCTTATAATGTTCAAAAGAGACACTATTGATAAAGTTAGATCAATGATGAATAAATTAGATGCTAACAATCCTCATAATGTCTCAATTCAAAGTAAACAATACTCCCCTAAAAATTCATACGATAATTTTAGTGTATTAAATAATATAAGACCAGAAAAGGTTAATTATGCTGTTGTAGTACCTGATTATTTAACTATAACATATAGTTGTGCTGTTAACACATATTATATGGATCAATTAAATAAAATTATTGAAGCAATTGAATACGCTTCTGATTCATATTGGGGTGATCCATCTCGTTTTCAGTTTAGAGCAATGATTGATAGTTTTGCTACAACTAATACGTTATCAGATAATGCTGAGAGAGTTGTTAGTAGTACTTTTTCTATTAAAATAAATGGATATATTATACCTGATATTATACAAAAAGACATAACAGCATTAAAGAAAATCCCAGATAAAACTAAAATAATAGTTAATGAGAGAATTTTTGGAAGTACTGAACAAAATATGAATTTTAATGCCTTAAATATTTTAGCTAGTGGGTTCTGGAATGATCAAGGAATATGGAATGATGGATATTGGATAGATTAATTTAAATTAATAATAAAAAATGAGTATAAACCAAATAAATAATGGAGATTCAGGTTTAACAGCCAGAGGAATTATAAATTCAGTAATAGATAATATTAATAATCTTTCAACATTAGGTACATCATCGTATGCCCTAACTGCTCTTTCCGCAGAAACAGCATCTTATATAACACTAAATGCGGGAGCCGGAATAGAAATTAATAATGCTAATACTATTTCAAGTAGATTAGTAACAGTGAATGGTATTCAGCCTGTAAATGGAAATGCTTTAGTTTCTCTAGCAGGAACAATAACAGGAACATCAGCATCATTAATACTAAGTAGCTCAGGAAATATAACTGCTTCCATAAATAATAATACATTATGGGTTATCTCAAGTGATTCTACTCCAACTAATAATGGAAAAACATATATTTTTATTTCTGGTCCTCCAGGACAATGGTTACCTATAGCTCCATTAGATACAGCAGCAGCAGATGCTAGATATTTAATGTTAGGTCCTCAATCTCCTTTAACTAATAATTTAGTAGTTAATGGAAATGTATCTGCTTCATCTTTTACTGGAAATATACAAGGTACTTCAAGTTGGGCAACCACAGCATCAAATGCAATTACTGCTTCACATGCTTTAAATATTTTATCTCCTGGTGGAAGTAATGGTCAAATTCAATATAGACTTAGTTCAACACAATTTGGTGGTGTATCTTCATTAACATTTACTGGAGGAATATTAAGAGCAACTGGATCATTCACTGGTTCATTAATTGGAGAATTAATAGGAACTTCATCATGGGCTGTCTCTTCAAGTAGAGCGATAACAGCTTCATATGTGACTGGTTCTTCATTCACATCAACAAACCCAGCTTTATCTTCTTCTTATGCTTTAACAGCTTCATATGCTTTAACTAGTGCTGGAGGAACTAGTGTTACCATTAATAATAATGCTAATAATAATATAATTACCGCTACCGGCGCAGCAAATACCTTAAATGGTGAATCTAATTTAACATTTGATGGAAGTACTCTAGCAGTAACTGGGAGAGTTACAGCTACTTCATTTACAGGAAGTTTACAAGGTACTTCAAGTTGGGCTGCTTCTTCTAGTAGAGCTATCACCGCGTCTTATGCTTTAGTATCATCAGGTACTATAGAAAACGCTGTTACTGCTTCATATGCTCTAATAAGTCAAGTAAGCTTAATTCAAGATTATGAAAATGGAGGAAATAAATCAGGAACAGGAAACGGAGAAACATTAGCAGCATATGGTTATAATGCAGGATCAGCCGCATCAGCTTTTCCATTAACTAATACAGAGTGGGGTTCAATTTCTACATCAACTACATATGATAGTTGTGTTTGGCAAGAAGCTTTACTTATGTTTAGAGATAATAGAAAATCATGTTATATACAATCTGCTGATAATAAGAGATATATTATTAATCATAGAGTTTATATTCCAACTACTAGTTCTCTAGGAGCTAATGATAATCCATACATGTTTGGAATAGATGGTAGAGGATGTGTGATTAAAGATACTAGAACAGGAGCAGAAGCATCAGGAGGATTATTCACAAGATACCCAGTCACTCAATCCTCAGCCAATAATTTTGATGTGGAATATGCTATAGATATGCAAAATATGAGAATTTATGGCCCAGCATTTAATCCTGCTTTAAGTTCAAGTTGTGCTATAGAAATGGGTTCTTCTAAAAGAAGTTATTTTGCTAATCTAGATATTTCTAGATATGATATAGGATTTAGAGGAGCTATGATGTTAAATTGTACTATGGATCGAATTAATACTATATTTTGTGAAACAGCTGGAGTTAAATTTGAAAATGGATGGTGGGAAGGAGCAGGATTAGCAAATACAGTAAATCAAGTATCTTTAACAAATTGTAGATTTAATACATCATTATCCTCTAGCGCGGGATTATGGTTACAAAATTGTGATTCAACATATGGACATAAACTTCAATTTGAAGGAGCATCAGGATCATATGGTTTATATTACGACTCAGGAGATATTACTGTTGTTAAAAATGCGTATTTCAATAATTTAAGATTTGAATCTGAAACAAAATATTTTAAGGGTTTAATAGGATTTAAAGGTAGAGATACATTCTCGTTTATAGCTGAGTTAGGTTGGTCTCAACAAACACAAACTGGGGTGTATTTAATTGAGACAGAGGCGATTGGTGGTACATCTCCAATAATAGTTTTAAGAGATTGGGGATTTGGTTCTACATCTAATACATGGAAAATAAATAACCTAAATTCAGGATGTGCCTTTGATATAACTAATGTTAGATTATCATCCAGTAATTTTGGTGGATCATTTAGAGGTCCATTAACATCAGCAGAAATATTAGCTTCATCTTCTTTATATTTTGATGGAACTGTGCCTACTTCTAATAGATTAAGATTTTCACCTTCTTTCCCATTTAGTTAAAAAATTAAATATTTATAATAAAATTTATGGAAACAAAGTTATTAACACAAGAAGAAATTACTCAATTGAAAAATACAAGAGAAAAAAGATTTCAATTAGTAGAAAGTTTTGGAATTTTAGAATTAAGAATTCAAGAAATTAATTTACAAAAAGAAATTCTTAAAGAAGAACTTAAAAAATTAACTCAAGAAGAAACTAATTTAGGTAAAACTTTACAACAAAAATATGGTGATGGATCTATTAATCTTGAAAAAGGAGAATTTATAACTAACTAATATTTTTGATAAGTTTCACCATATTTATAACAAAAATCAAAAATAAACATAATTAACAATGGCAGAAACTTTAATATCACCAGGCGTTTTAGCAAGAGAAAACGATTCATCTTTTGTAAGTAAAAGACCAGTTACAGTAGGAGCAGCTATTATAGGCCCAACTGTAAAAGGTCCCGTTGAAGTTCCAACAGTTGTCACAACTTGGAGTGAATATATAAATAAATTTGGTACTACTCTTTTAAGTGGTAGTACTAATGATCAAAAAACATATACTTATTTCACTTCAATAGCAGCTTACAATTATTTCGCTAACGGAGGTACTTCATTATTAGTAGCAAGAGTAGTAACAGGATCATATACCTCAGCTACAAGTTCATTAATTCCAACAGGATCTGGTGGTCCTACATCTGGATTATCTCCTTTTGTATTACAAACTTTCTCTAAAGGAGCTTTAATGAATAATACCGGTGCTGAAGTAAGTGGGGCATTAGTTAGTGGATCATCTGATAATATTAGATGGCAAATTTTAAATTCTAACTCTTCTTCTGGAACTTTTGATTTATTAATTAGACAAGGAGATGATAATACATTACAGCCTGTTGTATTAGAAACCTGGACTAACTTAAATTTAGATCCTAATTCATCAAATTATGTTGCTCGTGTAATAGGTGATATAAATGAAAATTATGATTCAGTAAATAACCAAATTCAATACTCAGGATCATTTGCTAACAGATCAAATTATGTTAGAGTAAGCGCGGTTAATTTTACAACACCTAATTATTTTGATTCTAATGGTATAGCTAAAAATCAATTCACAGGATCTCTTCCAACAAATGCCTCAGGCACATTTGGAAGTGCTACTGGTGATATAAAAGGTGGGTCTAATTTTTATAATAATATTAATTCTTCAAATACTCAAGGTTTAGTAGCTGGCAATTATGATAATATGATTAATTTATTATCTAATCAAGATGATTATAAATTTAATGTGTTATTAACCCCTGGATTATATGATACTGATTATTCTGGAAAAATAAATACTATTATTCAAAATACTCAAAATCGTGGTGATTATATTTATGTAATGGATTTAGTAAAATATGGATCTAATGTATCAACTGTAACATCACAAGCTAACAGTAAAAATACTTCATATGCTGCTACATATTGGCCTTGGACACAAGTAGTTGAACCTTCAACAGGCGAATTAGTTTGGGTCCCAGCCTCAACAATGATAGGCGGAGTATACGCTTATAATGATTCAGTAGCTGAACCGTGGTTCGCGCCTGCAGGTATTAACAGAGGTGGTTTATCAACAGTAGTAAGAGCTGAACAGCGTTTATCTCAAACTCAACGTGATAGTTTATACTCAGGAAAAGTAAATCCGATCGCTACGTTCCCAGGAACTGGTGTTGTAGTATATGGTCAGAAAACATTACAAACTAAAGCATCTGCTCTTGATCGTGTGAATGTTAGAAGATTGTTAATTGCTCTTAAGTCATATATTTCTCAAATTGCTAATAACTTAGTATTTGAACAAAATACAGTAGCAACAAGAAATAACTTCTTATCACAAGTTAACCCATACTTAACAAGTGTTCAACAACGTCAAGGTCTATATGCGTTTAAAGTAGTAATGGATGATTCAAATAATACCCCAGATGTAATTGATCGTAATGAATTAATTGGTCAAATTTATTTACAACCTACTAAGACAGCTGAATTCATTTACTTAGACTTCAATATTACTCCAACAGGTGCATCATTCCCTGCTTAATTCTTTAAAACATAGATATTTATAATAAACAAAAAGATAAAATAAAATGGCAGTATTAAATCCAAACGAAATATTCTTTACAGCTTTCGAACCGAAGGTTAAAAATCGCTTCCTAATGTACGTGGATGGTATTCCAGCATATATTATTAAAAGAATTGGTCCGGTAAGTGTAGATATGGGTGAAATTAAATTAAATCATATTAACGTTTATCGTAAAATCAAAGGTAGAGCTCAATGGGCTGATATCGAAATGACTTTACATGATCCAATCACTCCTTCAGGTGCTCAAGCTGTAATGGAATGGGTACGTTTACATCATGAATCTGTTACAGGCCGTGACGGTTACTCAGATTTCTATAAGAAAGATGTGACAATTAATATACTAGGTCCAGTTGGAGATATCATCTCAGAATGGATTATTAAAGGAGCATTTATTAAATCAGCTAATTTTGGTGATTATAGTTGGGATGAGGATGCTGCAGCACAAGAATTAACAGTTAACTTAGGAATGGATTATTG